CTCGAGCTCAAAGGTGTATCCATTTCCCATACTACTGAATTTCTCCAGCTTCCTCCAACGACCTTTGCTCACTTGCGTGAACGGGGATCGTAGGGAATCGAGGGCTTCATGCCATCGGTGTGGGAGCACTAATTTGACAAGGTTAGTGCATATGGTATCGCTTGCCGAAGATAAGTCAATTGTAGCCAGAAGGCCGCTCTTTGAAGCGGCACAGGCGACCTGCCTGTGGACATCCTGACCTTTCTTAAGGTCGAAACCTGCTAGCTTGAGTCGGTGTTTCATCTGTCGGCCGAGGCCGAGTTGATAATAACCATTCATGCTAGGTTCCTTAGCGCAAGCACGTTTTACACGTGCCGTCTTTGGAACAGAAAAGTACGCGTTGCCGCGCACCACAACTGGATCTAATCCAAGATCACGTGTTGCCGAAGCCCACTTAGTCGAAGTCCAACTCGACAAGTGTATACACGCGTCCTGTGTCAGCGTTGGTACAGAAGACATTTTGTCAGGTACTAACGTAAACCGACTACTGTCACTCATGGTCGCACCGGGCCCGAACCGTCCGTCAAAGGACTTAGGCTCGTTGCCAATGAGGCGTATCACATTTTTACGAAAGGATGAAATAAAATCACCCATCGCCACTCCATAGATGCTCCCGTGGGAGCCTCCATTAAGGAGAGGTGAGAGACGCTCATTAGACTTATAACACTCTAGTTCAGCCCAAACCCACTTATCGTAGGTAAGCGCTTCTACATCAATCGGCAAGTCGAAGCCCCTGTATTTGCGAAGCAAATCAGTGGCCGAGACCGCGTCGAGATAGGCAAAAGCCGTAGAGTAGTGCGAAGGGATGGTACTGAGAGAAGTAACCTGATCCCACTCCCCATACCTAACGAGTATCGCTACTGTTAGGGACCGGGGGCATGAAAGTCCTTCCATCAAGGATAGGACGATGTCTTGCACGTCTTGAGTCAAGCCATTTTGGTCCATTACAAGCTTCCTGTATTAGGAAGCCGAGTAGCCAGCTTTTAGGCACGCTTGGACAAGCGTGCTAGCAAAGAGGTTACCCGCTTGTGCAACAAACTCGTTAATGTCAGCTTGCGCCATATCCTTGGAAAAGGAAAAGTCGAAGCCTGCACTAGCGCGTTGTACCACAGTCGTAACGCCAGTAGTACTATTGGTACTAATCTGAGGATAAACAAACGTGCCACGAAGTGCACGTTTCTTACCCTTATCCGCATCGCGTGAAGCGAGGCGAAGCTCAGGCGCATGCGCCGGAGAGGTACCAACAGTGGTTGACCGCCAGACGGCGGGGACACCGTCTCCCGAGGAGGGAGTTTGGGCAGTGAAGGTGATGTTAGTCACAGCGTCGTTCTTTTTGACGACAATATCAGCAATAGCTGGCATAGTTTTCTCCTAAAAGGAAGGGTTGAAAATACGATTAGTTTATTAGCGTTTGAACCCCTGCTGAACAAGTAGGGAAATCGCTGTAGCTGCTCGCATAGGTGAGATTTGCCATGGGCTGCGCATTTTAAGCGTAACACTGGGTATTGATAATACCCTATTGGCGGACCAGCCTTCAAATTCGGCACCAGCTCCAAAAGCTTTGGAATTGTTGTCGATAAAGCTCCAGCTGGAGATATCATGCGTGTAAGTCCGAGTGAACGGATCATTTATAGTGTAACCGGCAAACTCTGTGAAGCTTCCGAGGAAGTCACCCACAGTGGAAAACCAATCGACTATAAATGAGAAGGGAACTACCTCCCACGCAAGACTAGCTGGGTTTACAAGACCCAGTTGGTTGGCGAGCGCCAGATTCGGATTTGAAACCGAAACTGTCGCTCCAACCACTACATCGACGTCTATGCAGTGCTTATTCGTATATTTGGCGCCACCAGAAATCGAGGAAATGTCAATGACAACTCCCTTCTTCTTGGCTCTACCAATAATACGACCAGCGGGTATATCCCGTTGGAGTACATCGATGGAATCGTACACGTCAGCCACTAAGGGACTCCAACCAAAGTGGAATTCGAGGAATAGATCCGCGAACATCTTATCTTTATCTGTCAGAATGGCCTTTTGAGCTTTTCTGTTAAGAAGCAATTGGTTTTTAAACCGCTGCTTGCGTAATTGGCCGCGGACCGAAAGGTCCGTGACTAACGCATGATAAGATGGGTGCTTACTAACGCCGAGTATTTCAGCGGCGCGCGTAATGCGACCTTTTCTCAGTGCACGAACGAAGTCGAAAATCTGCAGTCCACGTTTTTCAATCATGGACATAGACTGTCGAGCTTCAACCAAATCAACGCCCAAACCGGCGTTACCCTTCATGGCTTGAACGAAACGCTCACGCGCTCGCGTTTGTATGTCGCTAACCAATTGGTTAGCGGCCGTGAAGGTGGTATTTTGGCTTTTACCATTTACATGACTGTAAAAATGACACCCAGTCACAGAGGAGCTGGACGTCAGATCACAGTTAACCGCGGTTGTATACCCCTGTCTCCAGGACTTTACGTAACCACCCCATCTAGAATACGGAAGGTTCAAATTATAGGGTTTCTTTTGCCTATAAAATGTCTTCGTAACGTAGACGATGTTGGCCGGTATAGGACTTCCCCAGTTCGCAAGAACGTTGGAAGTCTTAGTAACGTTAGTGATTGGATTCATATGCTGCGTATTACTCCTATGAGTTTAGACGCAACACCACTATGCGCTTCGTGGTAGAAGCGGATGCTTGGTGAGCATCAACGTTATACAACCACCTACCTGTCGGTAGGCAACGGATGGATAAGAGGGAGCTACCCTCGTTATCACAAAAACCGATCACAAGGTCGTAGAACTCGGGAGCTACCCGGGGACTATCACATAACTGGTATGTTATGTGAGCACCATGGATCGGACGTATGACATACCAATCATACGCGGACAACGAATTACGGTACGCCGAAAGGCGATCGTAACAAGGAGTCCTTTAAAACGAGGGAGCTGGAAGCAATGGCCGAGCCACAACCGTAGGTCTTGAACTTGGCGTCTTCGATCACGCCGTCTTTGCCCACCTTGATCTGCAGCTTCATCACGTCGCCGCAAGCGGGGGCGCCC